TTTTTGGAGGTTCTATTGGCTATCACTTACCGAGGTGAGCGGTTCGAGGGTTACAACAAACCCAAGCGAACACCCAAGCACCCAGAGAAAAGTCACGCAGTATTGGCTAAGGAAGGCGACAAGATTCGTCTGATCCGTTTTGGTGCTCAGGGTGCAGATAACAAACCCCCTCGCAAGGGTGAGAGTGAGGCAGACAAAGCCAAGCGTAGATCGTTCAAGGCTAGGTTCGCCAAGCAGATAGCAGCAGGGCGCAAAGACAAAACAGCATCAGCCGCGTATTGGGCTGACAAGGTGAAGTGGTAATGGCATTTTCTCAAGACTCTGATCTGGTGGCCCTTGTCCCTGACATCTTGGACTTCGGCATCACATCCTTTGCGACTGAGCACGCGAAAGCACAAACAGATCTGACCCGCACCATTCGAAACGAGTGGTGGTACAAGAAGCAGATCCCAGGGGAAATGAACCCCGCTTATCTGACCGACTCCCAATGGACTCGATGCAACGCCTACTTGGTTTTGTGGAAGTTCGCCCTCCCCCAGCTAACCAACTGGGTTCAAGATGACCGATTTCTCAACATGATTCAGTTCTACCAGCAACGCTATCAAGAAGAATTGGTGGCTGTATTTGCTGACGGTGTTGAGTACGACGACGACGCAAGCGGCACCATTGAAGATGATGAGAAGGGTATCGTAGCTTATGGACGACTGACGCGATGAGCCTAAAGATCGATGTCAAAACCTTTCCTGAAGACTTCACCAAGATAACAAGAGCGCAGCGGCGTGATGTTAAGCGTGGTGTGACCAAGGGTATAGCGGCGGCGGCATTAAAGGGCAAAGAGATCATTGACGAGCGCACTAGCAGGGGCATGGGAATCAACGGCAAGTTTGCAGAATACCCAGAAAAATATAAGACATGGCTTGAGGCTGCTGGCTATCCAACGACCCCAGTAGACCTAGAGAACGAGGGCGACATGCTGCGATCTATGCAAGCGGCTGTCACTAGCTCCAACGAGGCTGTCCTGTACTTTGATAACGCTACGCAGGCAAAAAAGGCAGCGTTCAACAATCGTATTAGACCTTTCTTCGGCTTTAACAAGAAGGAAGAAAAGGTGTTGGCTGATGTGTTCAGGAAGCAGTTACAACTATGAGCGCGAGAGAGAACATAGCAGGCAATCTGGTGACGGCACTACAAGCGGTGACAACACCAACAGACATCAAGTTCGTCACCCGCGAACCGTTTGATTTTGACAAGTTGAGCAATGCGCAATACCCAGCGGTGCTGGTGAGAACCACAAACGAAAACAGGGAAGATGGAACCGTGGGTGGAAGCATGACCCAGCGGTTCGGCACGATTGATTATCAACTTGTCTGCTATGTAAAAGGGACGGGTTTGGACGAAGCAAGGAATAACATCGTCGAAGCGATAGAAGAAAAGCTGGACGAAGACAGATCGCGTGGTGGCTATGCAATCGACACACAGATTGTCAGCGTAGAAACCGACGACGGCAGCATTACCCCCATCGGTGGGGTGATTTTAACGGTACGCATTGAGTACCAATACACTAGAGGCACGACCTAAAGAGGTGAAACATGGCAACGACTAAAGGCTCCGGCGGAGTAGTCAAATTGGCGGTAGACGGCGGCAGTGTTGCTGCTATGGGTGAGGTTCGTAGCTTCACGCTATCAGAATCAGCAGACACAATCGAAGACAGCGTTATGGGCGATACCGCTCGTACCTACGTTTCTTCTTTGACTTCTGCCACTCTATCAATGGACGTTTACTGGGACGATGCTGATACCGTCCAACTGGTAATGGACGCATCCGCAGACTTGGATTGGGAACTGTACCCAACAGGAACCGGCACTGGCGAGAAGTATTACAGCGGCGGTGGATTGGTAACCAGTAAAGAAATCACGGCATCCTTTGATGGTATGGTTGAGGGCAGCTTTGAACTACAAGTTTCAGGCGCAATAACCGAAGCAACCGCATAAGGAATCCCGATGGGACTGGCTAAAGATTTACGAAACAGAAGAAAAGTGAATGCTCGAAAGATCGAGGTTGCGGCATGGGCTGATCCAGATGGACAGCCCTTTGCCATGTATTGCTTCCCGATTACTTGCTACGACATTAACCAACTGCAAAAGAAACATCCTAAGTTCATGGAAAACACGACGATGGCGGCAATGATCGACCTCATCGTTATGAAAGCTAGCGACGAAGAAGGCAATAGGTTATTCACCGCTGCCGAGGACAAGACTGACTTAATGGGCGAGGAAACAGGCGTCATCTCCAGTATTGCTGAACAGATGTTCGCAGAAATCGAATCCATAGAGGATCAGGAA